GTGTGATATAATATAAACAACAAGGAGGTGTTGCAAATGGACACAAATGTAATAGTTCAGTTAATATCAAGCCTTGGTTTTCCTATAGCGTGCTGTATTGCCATGTTTTGGCAGAACAACAAACTTAACGAAAATCATAAGGAAGAAACAACCAAACTGAATGAGGCTATCAACAATAATACAATAGCTTTGAATCACTTAATCGATAAGTTAGGAGGTAGTAGCGATGATACTTAAAGAATGCATTTTTCTTGCTAATGGCGCTTATAAAGCTGCACAGCATATAAAGCCCGTTGGAATTGTAGTACATAGCACAGGCTGTGATAACGAGATGTTAAGGCGATATGTACAGCCTACAGTGGGAAATGTGGAAGCGACATCTATACTGCATGACCTTGGCAAGAACGTGTACAATAATCATCATAATCAAGAGTATATCAACGGCGTATACAACGACATTTGTATGCATGCATATATTGGTTGTAACGACAAAGGCGCAGTTGAAGTATATCACACCTTGCCTTACAACTACGCTTGTTGGGGGTGTGGTAGTGGCTCAAAAGGAAGTTATAATTATGACCCGTGTGCACATATTCAGTTTGAAATCTGTGAAGACAATCTTAATAATAAGGATTATTTTGACAAGGCATTTAACGCTGCTATTGAATACTGCGCATATCTTTGCAAAAAGCTTAACATAAATGTTGAAAACATAGTAAGTCACAGAGAAGCGGCAAAGGCAGGATATGCAAGCAGTCACGGTGACCCCGAAAATTGGCTGTCAAAATATAATAAAAATATGGACTGGTTTAGAACGCAGGTAAAAAACAAGTTAAAGACGACCGCAGACGCTTCTAAAACAAAGACCATATACAGGGTGCAAGTTGGCGCATATGAAAACTACGACAACGCTGCGAAATTTTTGAAAACTGTCCAGAAGTCAGGCTATAAAAACGCGTTTATAACGAAAGTTGAGGTTAAAAATAATGGTAAAGACTAAAGATGAAATCATGGATGAAATCCGCGCTTACATCGGCGAACGCTCTGACGACCAAACAATTTCTCTTATTGAGAATATATCCGACACCATAGATGACTACGCCGCTCATGGCGACTATGATGAAAAACTAATGGCGGTAGAAGCCGAGTGGCGGCGCAAATACATCGACCGCTTTATGACCGGCGGTGAAAACAAGAACGAAGTCGAAGTCGAAAAAACTGATGATGAAGAAAAAGACAAGTCAGAGGAAATCAAAATTGAAGACCTCTACACAGAAAAGGAGAGTGACTAACAATGCCTAACATAGACTACAGAGATGTAAAAACCAATTCGAGCGTCGATGTACTCAACGCAATCCGAAACAGCGCTTCACAGAACTATAAAGACCACGTTCCGCTTGCCACGCCTGACGCAAACACCATACGCAGTATCGGCAACGTGATAATGGATTTCCCTGAGATTCAGAATGAATTTTTATCAGCTCTGATAAATAGAATTGCAGAGGTAAAAGTTACCAACAAGTACTATACTAACCCCTTTGCCGTGTTCAAAAAGGGCAAGCTAAATTTTGGCGAAGTAATCGAGGATATTTTCATTGACCTCGCCCATGTAAAGAATTACAGCCCTGAAAGAGCGGAAACAACCGTGTTTCAGCGTGAGTTTCCTGATGTTAAGTCGGCATTCTATGTGATGAACTACCAGAAGTATTACAAGCAGACTGTACAGCCTTATGACCTTGAAAATGCTTTTCTGTCTATCAACGGCGTGTCGAGCTTCATCGAAAAAATCGTAACCACGATGTTTACTGCCATGGAGCAGGACGAATTTTTGACTATAAAATATATGCTTGCATATAGGATATACAACGGACTGATGAAGCCGTACGAAATCCCCGCCGTAACCAAGCAGAATATGGAAGAAATCGTGGAAGCTATTCAGACCGTTTCCGATGATATGACTTTCCTTAAAAAGGACTATAACCTCGTTGGTGTCAATAACTTTGCTTTAAAAGACGACCAGTATCTTATAGTATCGGCGAAGTTCAACGCAAAGCGAAATGTTGAAGTCCTTGCTTCTGCTTTCAACATGGATAAGGTCGAATTTCTCGGACACATCAAGCTGATAGACAGCTTCGGCTCTCTTGATATCGAGCGCTTAAACGAGCTTTTCAAGGGTGATGAAAACTATCACGAGTTTTCAGAGGCAGAGATGGAAGCTCTTGACGCTGTGCCGTGTATCCTTGTCGACAAGGACTTTTTCCAGATATACGACAAGCTAACGGAAATGCGTGCTATCGAAAACACGGAAGGACTTTATCGCAACATGACACTCCACGCATGGAGAATATACGCAATTTCGCCCTTTGCAAACAACGCACTTTTTGTTGCTGGCACTCCCAGTATCACAAGTGTGACCGTATCGCCTGCGACAGCTACACTGTCAAAGGGTGGAAAGATACAGCTTTCCGCAAAGGTAGAAAGCACTAACTTTGCGCCGTCAGGGCTGACATGGACTTCAAACAGCGAAAAAGCCACAGTCACAAGCACGGGTATAGTGACAGTTTCAGCGGACGCTGTAGCAGGTGATGAAATCACCATAACAGCAACTTCTGTCTTTGACAATACAAAGTCAGGTACAGCAACAATAACGGTTGCTTAAATAATTTATGTGGGAGCAAATATGCTCCCACAAATATTATACAAGAGGAGATATTTTAAATGTCATATATAGCGCCTAACAGTGATGTGTGGATTTGTCGGGGTGTTCCTCTTGACAGCCGCTCAAAATACACTTATCGCCCGTCAAGTAAAAACGCACAGTTTGAAGCTTTTAACGCTTATAGCGTATATACTTTAACCGCACAAAGCTATATCAGGCATAGTAACAATACAATTCGTGTTGCGCTTGCGCCTGACAGCCTTTTAACTTGTAACTATATGATGTTTCGCAACACTTCTTTCGGCAATAAAATCTTTTACGCTTTTATTACTGATGTTGAGTACGTTAATAATGAAACAAGTCTTATAACGTATAGTATAGACAATATTCAAACATATTTTTTTGATGTGTCTTTTAATGCGAGTTATATTGAGCGAGAACACAGTATAACTGATAATATTGGCGATAGCGTAACGCCCGAACCCGTGATAACATCGGGACAGGAAATATATAGCTTGCCAAAGCCGTTGCAATTTTCGGAACCGGGTTTATACACAGTTATAGTGACAACAAAAAATTTGTTGAACCCTACTACAGCTCGTGTATACACGACATTTTCACTTTTTACCCTTGCGGGTCTAACATTAGCAGGCAGTTTCAACGTCTGTAATGTCACTTCCGATAATTTGTCAGATTTTGTAAATGTCATTACAAGTTATATAGAAAACGCAGGGGGCATATCGGAAATACTAGCTATATACAGTATACCAAAAACAGGATATACAGCGGGGGAGTGGGATAGTGTTCATACGTGGCTAGCGCCAAACGCCCGTATACAACAGCCCGATACTCAATATATATCCATAGATATGCCGTCTGTGGGTACAGTTCTTGACGGGTATACACCAAAAAATAATAAATTATACACATATCCTTTTTGTTTTTTACGTGTTACTGACTATAGAGGAGCGTCTAAAGATTTGCGATACGAGTATATGCCCTTGGAAAATCAGTTTCAGCTAGTAAATAGCGGGATTTTGCCCTCTCCCAGTGCACAGCTTGCATGTCGAGTGTATGCTGGAACTGATAAGCAGATGTCAAATTGGGATAACTCGCTAATTATTTCAGATTTTCCGACACCGACCTTAACACTATCAGAATTTAGTGAGTACTATGGAAATACACACAACTCCCAGATAGCAACACAAATTTCAAATATCGCCGCTAGTGTGATGGGTGCATTTTCTGCTATAAAAAATCCTGCACAGGCAGTCAATACGGCTGTTGATAGTGTGGCAAACTTGGGCAGTTATATCGGTCAGATAGCTGACTTACAGAATAACAGCCTAACAATAAATGGCTTTTCGGGGGGGTTTTTAGGTCGAGTGTACGGGCGTGACAGCTTCGGCTCATATCGAGTATGTTATAACTCGGATATGCTTAAACAGTACGACGATTTTTTCACGATGTACGGCTACACTGTCAACGCTCTAAAAGTGCCGCAGTTTGCCCAAACCCAGCGCAGAAAAGCTTACAATTATTGTAAAACAAAAAATGCTTGCATTCGGTCACTTGGTGCATCTTCACTTGGCGTACCTGACACGGCTATAAAAGATATACAGTCAGCTCTTGATGGCGGCTTATGCTTATGGGAAACTTTGGCAAATGTTGGAAACTATAGCGTTGACAACGCTTTATAAGGGGGTGATACAATGCCTAGAAAAGTAAGAGATACACTTTTCAATACAAGTTTATTTGATAACAGGAAGTCGTGGAATAATTACACTTTCAGACTATATGAAATGGCAATGTCAAGGGGTGCTTGGTCGGGTATGCCACAGACAGTAGATGTCAGGTATCTTGAGCAAGTCCTCATAACTCAGGGTGCGGCTGTGTTTTTTCGTGATGAAGTTTTAGGATATCTGTGCTTACCCGTCACACTAAATGGCAAGCTTGATGTGTACGGAAATCCCCGAGATTTTGTTGCTATATCCGACACGGGATATACGAAAAATCTTAATATCAATAACGGAGTTATCATATACAATAATTATTTGCGAACACCGAATATTTTCGATATAAAATATTACGCTGATAGATTATATCAGTATGATAGAATTATTGACGTAAATATCAACGCACAGAAAACGCCTATACTGATAAAGGCTGACCAAAACGAAGCTTTGACTATGAAAAATGTATATCAAAAATATGACGGAAATCAGCCTGTTATTTTTGGTAAGAAAACTTTATCAGATGATAGTATGACCGTGTTAAAGACGGACGCTCCGTGGGTAGCCGATAAGATATATGACTTAAAAGCCAAAATATGGAATGAAGCTCTAACACAGTTGGGCATACCAAACTCGGACACAACAAAGCGTGAGCGCATGATAAAAGATGAGGTGCTGACAGCGCAAGGTGCGGTCATAGCTACACGAAATTCGCCCGAAAAAATGCGGCAGATAGCGTGTGATAAAATCAATAAAATGTTTGGGCTTAATATCTGGTATCAGTTTGACAGCATTGACATAGATAATACTATAAAAAAGGAGGTATCAGACGATGAGCCACTACACAACGACAGTCAGAGCGATATGCGAAACGGCGGCGGGGCTGACGAGTGATGTCGGGTACGATGATGTAGCACAAGTGCTAAACGGCGCATGGGGCAAAATTTTTGAAGCGTTTCCTATCTTTGAAGAAGCACACCGAGAGATTTTGTGCAAAAAAATCCTGCGACACTACTACACAGAAGAGATAGCTTTTGAAACTGTCGGACTATGGAAATTGGCATTAAATACCAAAATGCAAGAAATAATGCCAAAATATAATGAACTGTATAGTATATCGGCAAGTATAACACACCCACTGTACAATAAAGATGTTACAAAAGAGTTTACAGGAAATGTGACTGACGATAAGACTTCTACTCGTACAGATAATCTCACAGACACCCACAGTGGAGATGTCAAGACTGTCAGCACTGGCACACGCACAGATGACTTGACCGACACTAACGGGGGCAAACTTGTCACGGACACAGACAGCACACGCACGGACAACTTATCTGCCAAAAAGACTGTCAATACAGATACCACCGTGAGCAGTGAAGCAAGTACGTCAAGCGATGTGGACACCTACTCGTCAGACACTCCACAGGGCAGTCTTTCTGATGTCAAGTCAGGTAAGTATATGACTACCGCAGACATATCCGATAGTACGACCACGACAAAAGGCAAAGATACGACCGCCACGGATACTACTGATATGACGGTTAACACAGGCACTCAGAAAAACACTTCTACTGACACGGTGACTGATAGCCGTACTTTAAAAAAGACAGGCACGGTGAAAGATGAGGGTACAAGTACAGTCACAGACACAAGTGCAGTCGCTCACACTGGTACAGTGTCCGATGTCGGTAAGACAGTAAGCGACAGTCAGCACACTGAAAAGGTGTCAGGCTATGAGGGCAGTGACATACAAGCTGAATTACTTGCAAAGTATAGTAAAAGCATAATAAACATAGATATGATGATAATCACCGAGTTATCGGGGTTATTTATGCAGATATGGTAAGGAGGATTTACAATGATTGATAAGTTAAGATATTGGTGTCATAAGATTTTACCGTTAGTATATGACGACAGTTTAAGTTACTATGAGTTTCTATGTAAGATGAACGCAAAGTTAAACGAAGTTATAGACAACACCAACGGACTTGCGGAAGCTTGGGAAAAATTTCAAGCCGAGCTTGAAAAAGCTTGGCAGGACTTCAAAAGCGCTTTAACTGCTGAGTGGACAGACTATAAAGCGCAGATGGACTTGAAGTACTCTACACTTGTCGGCACAGTCAATACAGAAATAAATGCTATGAAAAGCGATATATCAACATTTAAAAATGATATATCAAATCAGATAATAGAATTTGAAACAAAAGTAGACGGTGACTATGCGGAGTTCACGGCGGCTATCGAGGAAAAAATAAACACCTTTATAGCAAAGTACAACGCCGAAATTGCAAAAATTCCTGATGAAATCACAACACAGGTCAACGCTTGGTGGCAAAATGAGGAAAACTATAACAAACTTGTTGCCGATGTTGCCGCCGCTATAGGTACGACACTGACTTCCGGAGCTGTGACTTTTGCGACAGTCGGAGCTATGACAAGTGCTACAGCGGCTACGCTCCCAGTAAAAACACTTGCGGTATGCAGTAATTACTATAACACAGATGGTATATATACCTTATGGGTTATAGTATCTGGCGACGTTTCAGACGGGGTGTCACGGCTCGGTATAGGAAACGGCGTGTCTGTCGACCGTACAGCCATACTGCTTTCAGAGCGTAACGCCGACACACTCGGTCTAAGAGGTGCTTCCGCACTATCACTTGAAAGAAAGCTTTTGACGATGTGCAAAAACAACTACAAGTATCTAAAAATTACCAGTAACGGGCTGAATATACCTATGCCGAGTTCCGCAGCTGTGGGAAGCGCTTCTATAACTCCGTTGGCAATTTATGGAACAAATAAAAAAATCACGACCACAATCACGTTTAAATTAGGTGAGTGCAACAGCGTTGAAAGTATTTCGACACTAAGTGTCACCCTGGGCGGTCAGGGCGCTACAACTTTTACTTCACGCTGTGCTATACACGACTGTGATGTTATCCCCCAGATAAATGCTACATTTCAGCACGTTGACTTTGATGCAGTTCGGTGGCGGTCTGACGGACCGACTTTTGCACCTATCGACAGTGATAGTAGACCTATGGTAAAAAACTCCCGTTTTTCCTCAGTAGTTAACCCCGTTAAGCTTATAGCTACTGCCGCTAACCCTAGAGGTATCGTCTTTATAAACAACAGTTTTTATAAAGAGAGGGGCGCAGAAGTTGTTTCATCATGGGCTTTCCTTGATATAGACGGAAACGCTATGCCTATAACCCTGCGTGATAACTTCTGTTATGCAGGCTCGGAAGCTTCTGCGACTACTATCATGGTACTTGCCAACTGTAAAAATTTTGATGAAACAGGTAAAGCTATCATATGTGAGGGCAATAGAAATGACGTCGGCGGGGCTTCACACCCTATAACTATGTTTACTGGTGACATACCGTGTGATATAGTGTATGTAAATAACTTGATACGCTTTGGCAGTGTCTATGCGCTGTCTGACATACCCACTACTGGAAGCTTTAGCCCTGCACGAGTTATGGGAGTGACACACCCCATAGGATATCTGCGTACAGCGGAAAATCTGACTATAGTACACGGCACACCTTTAACACTGACATATCCCACAGTCCGCTACTGGACAGCTGATGAGGGCGGCGCTATAAGTCTTTCCAGTGACAAAAACGCCTTATATAAAGTGACTTTCAAAGGTGTTGTGCGTGTATCAGGTCAGGCAAGCGCAGGCAACGTAAAAATTTCGCTGTCAGGACTGGAAACGGAAAGCACTACTTTTAGTGCAAGTGCTGAACTTGAATATGTGCCGATATCCCTCAATTTTTACTGGGGCAACGGCAGCGGGTTTACTGTCACAGCAAGTTCAGAAACAGCAAATATGACGCTTATCATCAGAAAAGCCGAGTTACTTATAGAACGTCTAAAATAATGTTCCATGTGGAACATAGCCCCGATTCGTTCGGGGCTTTTTCTTTTTCACATAACTTTCACAAAACTGTCATACAGTTTTCGCAAAAGGGGTGTATTATATAGACAATGAAACGAGAGGTAAGACCTCAAACACAACGACAGCCCAAGGGCAGGAGGAAAAACAACATGGCAACGGTTAAAATAACAAAAACAGTGATTGAGTGCTTTAAGGCTTGTGGCAAAAAGTATAAAATTATGCAAGATGAGAACGGCAACTTTTGGGGTATTGACTACAACGACCTACAAAATAACGGGGTTTCAGGGTTAGCAGGTAACCTAAACCGCACATTAACTGCGACGTTACGCCGCTGTTATATAAGAGCAAGAGTTGAAGAATTATTACAAGACAAGGACACGGAAAACCCAAAAGTAAGAATTTTAGCGGCGGTTACAGCAAGTAATGAAGCAACGCAAATGTTTAATGATTGAATCTTTGGGACAAGGGGGTGATACAGTGACAGATAGAATGGTAAAGCAGTCACCGACAAAAGCTAAAGAGCGTTGTTATAGCGCTCTTTGGAAAGCGGTTATACTTCAAGCGGTGGTGGACTATCGCAAAAACCCAAAAATGCGCGCGGAAGTCACTAGATTTTTTCAGTCTGAGTACTTCCGCTCTCTGACAAACGTTGACGGGGGGTGCATAGTATCACGCTTACGGTCAGAAATAAAAAGCAAAGGTAGCTAATATTTCACATAACTTTCACAAAACTGTCGCACAGTTTTCACACAGAGGGTGTATTATATAGACAATGAAACGAGAGGAACAAAGTTCCTAAACACTATGACAGCCGAAAGGCAGGAGGTAATCACATGAAAAAGGTTTTAGATGGTTGGTTTACAATAGGTTCATATGACGTGGCTGTAGACAACGGCAGAGTATCACACGCTATGCGTGACGGTAAGTGCTACCACCCTTATATTGTAAACAGGAAGTATGGCGGATATGACTTAGACACAAGCTTATCACTTTCTGCACTTCGTGCAAGACTTACACGAGGAACAGCAATTTTTGCTTAAAGAAAGGCTTTTGGAGAAAAACAAATGAAAACATTAAGACAGCGGATTGAAGAGGCGGAAAACTTTAAGAGCGTGTTTGAAGCTATGACAGGCAGACAACCCACCCTTGAAGATGTCAAGGCAGAAGTTGCCGAGATAGACGGGATTGAAAACCCCGACCGCTATGCTGAGGAACTTTTTAGCTATATGTACTAAAGAAATTTCTCAGGGCTTCTGAAGCGTTGAGCCTATCAGCGCTATCCCAGCCCGAAAGGGTATAACTATCGCCAAAGTGGGCGAATATAAATACACATGCTTTGATAACAGTCTTTCTTATACCGTAAAGGACTATATTCTAAGCCAAAGCGAAATAACAGTTACCCGTGCGACTGTGAAGCACCGGAGAAAGAGAGTTTTTATGTTAAGCACAAAGAACATAGGCAAGATGGAACTTTTCAACGCAAAAAGCGGAAGTATAGCGCTTCAGACAGTGAGCGAAACGCTAACAGTTATAGGTGCGGCTATCACTGACGAAACAAACGCCGAGAGTGGCGAAATATCCGAGGTGGGATATATCTTTGACAAGGACGGAAGTGTATACGGCTCGATATCACCCACAGTTATAGATATGCTACCCGCTCTTATCGACCTACTCGACGAAGTTGGTGAATTGCCTATGACAGTGGTACACCGCAAGTCGAAGAGCGACCGTGAGTTTATATCTTTACAGATAGTCAAGTAATGTTCCACGTGGAACACAGCCCCGATTCGGTCGGGGCTTTTTTCTTTTTCACATAACTTTCACAAAATTATCATACAGTTTTCACAAAAAAGGTGTATTATATAGACAATGAAACGAGAGGAGCGAAGAAGAGTGGCAAAAAGAAAAACCCTGGCTCAGCAGTATGAAGCACAGCTGACTAGAATTGAAAAAAGATTGATTGAAATGCAAAAACGCGGGTATACTGTAGTAGGAGATTTTCAGCACACGACCCCTAAAAAAGTTACCAAAAAGATGGTGGACGATTTAAAAGCCATTACACCGAAAAGCCTTGCAAAGCTTTCTGACAAAAACTATACTATAGATATAGGCACTAAAAAACAGCTTGTACAGAAAGTAAAGCAGTCAAAGAAAACGGACTACAGAAAAAAGCCTGCAAGCGCAAGACCACCGAAGCCGCTACCCGCTCGCAAAACTCGCACAAAGAAAGCGCCCCCCTTAGATGAGGGTGATATGATTTTTCAGCGCATACAGCAAGTGCTTGAAACTCCGTATGACACTGCGCTAAATATTCCTCCGTGGAGATATGCAGAGCATATAGCAGATATTCGTGCGCTTCTAAATCAAATGATATCGCAAATTGGAAAAAAAGCTGTCATTCACCGCTTTGCAGCCGCAGGAGAAGCGGCTGTCGAAGCAGTTGAGGGATATGTTTTCAGCTCGGATAGCGAAGCAGGACACATGATATCATGGTATACTTTTGTAGAGATTTTGACCGCAGGAGATATCCCGGAAGAAGTCAATGAAAAATTAACCGAGTTATCAGATTGGAGTGATAGCGTGTGATAGCCACATACATGGCAGACTTTGAAACCACAGTGTATAACGATCAGACTTTTACAGAAGTATGGGCTTATGCTTGGTGTAGGCTCGGCGCTGAAAATGTTACTATTGGTGATAACATATATGACTTTTTTAATGATATGATTAATCAGGCATTTGATAAAAATATTATTGTATTTTTTCATAACTTAAAATTTGATGGTTCATTTTTGTTAAACTTTATGTTGTCACAAGATACATTCAAGCAAGCCACTTATCAAGATAGACACGGTGACTGGCACTTCAAAAAGTCTGACGAGCTTAAAAACGGCGAGTTTTCCTACATGATATCTGATATGGGGCAGTGGTACGATATCGCTTTAAAGTGGCACGGACACTTGATAACTTTCCGTGACAGCTTGAAGCTTTTACCATTTTCAGTGGCAAAAATTGGTAAAGATTTTAGTACAAAGCACCAAAAGACTTCTATAGAGTACACAGGAGAGCGGCACGCAGGAGGAGTTATCACAGACGAAGAAAGACAGTATATCGCAAATGACGTGCTAGTCATGTCAGAAGCTTTGCAGATTTTTTTCAAGCTTGCTGAAAATAAACCAACGATTGGCTCATGTTGCATGCACGATTATCGAAAAATGACAAAAAAAGAGGATTGGGAGGCGGATTTCCCTGATATGTACGATGAACCTATAGACCCTAAAGCCTTTGACGCAGAAAATGCCGACCAGTATATAAGAAGAAGCTACAAGGGCGGTTGGGTGTATGTGGTAGAGGGTAAAGAAAATAAAATTTTCACTAAGGGTGTGACAGCAGATGTAAACTCCCTTTATCCCTCTATGATGTCAAGTCAATCAGGAAATTTTTATCCAGTCGGTGTTCCGAGGTTTTATAAAGGTGATACTATATCAAAACAATATCTTGATAAAACAAAATATTATTATTTTGTAAGGATAAGAACAAGGTTTTATTTAAAGCAAGGAAAACTTCCATTTATTGTTATAAACGGTAGTTGGAGATATCCGAGCAGAACGCCGCTTAAATCCTCTGACGTGCTAGATGAAAACGGCGAGTACTGCGAGTACATAAGGACGGAAAGCGGAGAAATTGAAGATACAAGCGTGGTACTTACTTTAACTTGCACCGACTGGGAACTTTTACAAGAGCATTATAATTTAATTGACTGTCAAATTTTGGACTATTGCGTGTTTAAGGCAAAAATCGGTATTTTTGATACTTATATAGACAAGTATTCAAAAATCAAAAAAGAAAGCAAAGGCGCTAAAAGACAGGTTGCAAAGCTGTTTTTAAATAACTTATATGGCAAAATGGCACAAAGTACCAATTCAAGTTTTAAGATAGCTAGACTGTCAGACGGTGTGTTAAAGTTCACCACGCAGAAAGCAAACGACAGAAAGCCTATGTATATACCGATAGGTTCGGCGATAACCTCCTATTCAAGAGCTTTCACCATAAGAGCGGCACAAAAAAATTTTCACGGGGTTGGGGAGCGTGGGTTTATCTATGCGGACACTGATAGCATACACTGTGACTTGCCGCCTGCTGAGGTGCAAGGCATAGAGATACACCCTGTTGACTTCTGTTGTTGGAAACTTGAAAATTATTGGGATAAGGCAATTTTTGTAAGGGCAAAAACATATATTGAGCATACGACACATGAGGACGGAGAAAAAGTTAACCCGTACTACCTTATCAAGTGCGCAGGTATGTCAAAGGGTGCAAAGGAAAATTTTAACAATATGTTAATCTCGGGTGAAGCAAGCCTGACTGATTTTAAGGTAGGGCTAGAAGTAGACGGAAAACTACTGCCAAAACAAATTAAAGGTGGCACATTACTTGTTGAAACAACTTTTAAAATTCACCCTAAAAAGTAAGAAAAAGCGTTAAGGCACTAGGTGCTTTAACGCTTTTTATATACAGCCTATTCCATATCGGTCAACAAAGCGGGTGCAAAACCGAAAGTACCTTACGGCGGTTTTTATGCCGTGCGTCCGAAGTGTACCAATATTTAACGCAGATAGGCAGACTGCCAAAATTATTTATATGAAAGTGCCATTAACACAGCACTTTTACAAGCAAGGTCTTTAAAGCGAAAATTTCCATTGATGAAGTATCTACGCATACGCTCTTTGATAAAGCCTGCGCCGCCTATAAGAGTATACTGTTCGGTGTGGTCTTGTACCGTAGCACTTATCTTGACAGGATAATCATCGTCTACACGATAGTCACACGTCATGATATTTTCATTTGGATATATCCATATCGCATACTTGCGACTTTCAAAGCGGACTGTAGCTACATACTGTCCCCGTCCTTTTGGCAAAGTGAGGAAAGATTCATTGTCCCGCAGATACACGCTTTCTGAGCTATAGTCACTGTATGACACCGCAGAAAAGGCACGATTAAAACCACTAGCCTTTTGCGCCTTTTGTGCGCTCTCATTAAAATTGCGCTCTAAAACCCAGCCGTCACCACGCAAAAATTTTGTTTTACTGTTTAACCGTGTTACTACCCCAAGTGCGTTATAGTATGGGTTAAGAAGCGACACCGAGTTACTACACATATAGACAGGCACATAACGCACTTGCTGATGTTCTCCACGGGCTATGGAAGTATGAATGCTAAAAAATTTGTTAAGTTCATCGGGCACATAGCCGTTATTTTCAGGCTGTATTTCATCAAAAAAGATTGACGTGATATCATTGAAAAGGTGCGAACGGCGCTTGATAAACTCCGCCGAGTTTATCGGGATAAGATCTCCGCAAGCGTTATCATTGAGGTAAAGTTCACAGTATTTTTTTGCTATCATCTTCTGAGTAAGTTCATATTCGGGAAAGAAAAGCCCTTGCACAGACTTGAAAAAAGCCTCTGCAAAATTCGTTGCTTCATACTGCCAACGAACCAAAACAGCAAATTTTTCCTTTCGCTTAATAAAGCGGTCAATCAGAAATTTCGCAAAATCTGTTGTTTTGCCCGATGTTCGGTTACTCTCGGCTATGAAAATTTCGGGGCGGTTGCCGTTGATATCAACACTGTTTCTCAAACGGTCACCGTTATAGTAAATTAATTTTTCTTCCATTGTCTGCGCTCCACTATCTGTATAACTTCAATTTCGCTTGTACGAGCTTCTAAGGCGGCTTTAATGCTCTCATAGGGTAATCTATCCTTTGAACGATATAATTGCGTTTCAGCGCATTTAACACCGCATATGCGTGTTTCTATCCAATAGATAGACCAGGCGTGA